AATCAATATGTTCTTTCCATAGATTAGTGCCATTAACTTTATCCCAGTATTGCATATCTAATTGTTCTTCAATAGATTTATATGCTAATTGTCTTTGATACTTATATTCATTTGGGTCTTTCCAAGCATTAATCAAATTCATATCAACATTAATTTCATTACCATTAGCATCAAATGCAGTATTTTCATTTACTGTAACTACATTATTATATAATGCTCTAACTGCTTTGTGAAAATCAGCCATTATCCTGCGACCTCCATAATTGTAATTGTAGATGTTGCTCTGGTATATCCACCATGGTCACCATCATATTCTGAACGATTTAAATACATAATATCTGAACCATTACCTAACACTTGAATTTTATATGTTGTTGCAGATGTAGTAGATGGAGAATCTAAAAATTGCATTGTCATGGTTTGTGTTTTATGTGCTGAATCAGGTGTTGGGTCAGCAGATGTTGATGCTTCACGACTACCATAAGATGTTGGTAAACATATAGCAGTTCCACCTCTAACAAATCTAAATCCTCTACCAGTGCTTCCAGTTCCTTGACCACACCATGCAAGACTTGCAGTAATATAAATTTTACTTGATGTAGATGATGGTGTAATTGAAGCACTCATTCCTGTAATATCTGTATATGAAGATGCTGTAGATGACCAAGTATCTGTTTTAGTTGTAGATACAACTTGTAATATTTTACCTGCACCTGTTGTTCCAGATGGTAATGTTACAGTCTTACCTGTTAAATCAAATGTAGATGCTATATCAGCACCAACAATCGTACCATCGGTTATCTTGTCTATGCCTGTATCGCCACTTATATTAACTGCCATAATTAAACTCCTACATCAGGCAGAGTAGCTGCCTTTAATTGTTCTACTGTTGTCATACTATCAACCGATGCTGGTGCATCTCTTAATTGCTGTTTTTTAGCAACAATCGCAGATGTATCAGAACCAGCTTCCTGTGCTTTAATGAACTCAACATCTAGTGCTTCTAGTTTAGGTGTTCTTTCATTACGCAATCTGTCTTTAGTAATCTCTTTTGCTTTTGTGATATTAACTTGTATTGCCATTATTGCCACTCCCATGCGTTTCTGAATGTTCTGTCTGTTGGAATATCTGCAACATCTACAATGTGATATTCTTTTCCTGTGGGTACGTCTTTAGCTGCGATTTCTTCTATTGTTAGACCACAGTCAGCAGGAACAATTATTGCTAATGTTCCATCATCATCAGTATATACTATTCTTTTATTCATAATTTTTTCCTATTTAAAGACTACAAAATTTACATATGTAGCATCATAATTATTTGATGAATAATTATTAAATACAAATCGGCATGAAGTTGTTAATGGTGCAAATTCTGTATTAGAATTAGTAGTATACATACCAGTTTGACCACCCATATTTGTACCATATTGACCACTTGGAGATGCAATAGCTGCATAATTAGCATCAGGCATAGCTGTTGTATAATTTACCTGATAATAACCAAGCCCTCTGTCAGTAATAGAACTTACATTCCCACTACTTCTGATTGCAACTGTTCCTGTTCCATTAAAATTTACCCATGCTCTTGCAGAGTAAGATGGAGCAGAACCACTTGCAGTTGATAATTTATCAGGAACAACACCTGTTAATGCAGAACCATCTATTGCTGGTAAAGCTGCACCATCTGTTAAAACATTTCCTGTTGCTGCTGGTAAGGTAATTGTATTCGTTCCTGCAACGGCAGGTACATCTATGGTTATTTCACCACTTGTATCGCCTTTTAATTTTATACTAGCCATATGTTATTCCTTTGGGTATTTATCTTTGATTGCTTGAATTTGTGCTGCCATGTCAGCAGGAAATACACCTGCATGAAATAGTGCATCTAATTGGTCACCAATAGCTGGGTATTCTGCTTTTCTTTGTTGCTTATAAGCATTTGGGTCTACCCATGCGTTAACAGCAGATTCATTTATTGTTACCTTATTACCATTGGCATCAAATGCACCAACAGTATCATCTATTGAAACTACATTTGGATATAATGCGTAAATTGCTTTATGGTTCATTATGCTCCTACCTCCAATGCTATTAATGTTGCAACACTACTGCCACTAGAATAATCAGTTCTATTTACAAAAGCTGTTTCACCACCTGATGATTTCATGTACATTTTATAAGTTATTGCACTTGTTGTTGATGGGCTATCTAAATAAGAAATTCCAAAAGGTGGTAAAGAAAATCCATCTAAGTTTGTTCTTGATGAAACAAATCCATATGTAGAATCACCTAAATTTGTTGCATCTCTATATAAAGTATAAGCTATATATGCTGTATCACTATCAAGAGTTCCACCCATAAAAGTAGAAATTAATAATATTTTACTTGATGTACTTGATGGAGTAATGCTAACAGATAATCCTGTAACTTCAACAAATGATGTTGATGTTGTGCTAAATGTATCTGTTTTAGTATCTTGCACTACCTGTAATATCTTACCAAGACCATCACTGGTTACAGATTTGCCACTAGCCATAGTCAAACCACTACTATCAATAGTAGCAATCGTAGCACCACCTGATTGTAAGTTTATTTCACCAGATGTATCAGAGGTAAACTTTAATCCATCTGAGGTATCTGCGTTAATTATAGTTGCCATAAATTTTCCTTATAATATAACCCATCTTTGACCAGATGGAACTGTTACTGTTACGCCTGTGTTTAAAGTGATAGTGCCAACAGACATTGCGTTTTTACCTGTAGGTAATGTGTAGCTTGTTGTGACTGTGCCGTCATTGAGATGGAATACTTCATCAGTTGCTGCACCTGTTGCTCCACCACCAACTTGATTCCAATAAGAACCATTGTATCCTTCAAATCTTGATAGCGTACTGTTATATCTTAACATACCTTGAACAGGACTGCCGTTTCGTTCGGCTGTTGTACCGACTGGTAATGTTACTGCATCTGTTGATGTGAATATACCTGTTCCTGTGACTGCTAGATTACCACCTAATGTGCTTGTTCCTGTAACTGTTAAATCACCACCAACAGTTAAATCATCACCATCTGCACCTGTTTGGAAATCTTTAAGTGTCGCCATTAATGCACGAATAGCATTATTGACATTACTTGGGGCCATGCCCTCTGCAATATTAATACTGTCTATATCCGTATTATTAGCTGCGATTGAATCAAAATCTGATATTTTATTTTTTGCCATATTGTTTTCCTAAATAACTACCCATCGTTGACCTGTTGGTACAGTAATAGTAACACCTGATGCTACAACAACAGGACTTGCTGATATAGCGTTATGTCCTGATGCAATCGTATAGCTAGATGATATTGTGCCATTGTGCATAATCATTCCATCTGTAGCTACTAGATGAGGTGCTTCACCACCATTTTGTGAATTTTGTATAACTGCTTTTTCAGCAGGGTATGTACAAAATACATCACTTGTTCCAGACAATGTAATAGCACTACCAGCATTTGATGACTCTAATATGGTGTCACGAGATAATGTAGTACCACTTGCTGTATATGTGCCTAGACCTACTTCCCAATTATTTCCACTTACGAGTGTATAGTAAGTTGTATTACCATCACCGATTACTGAAAAAGATTGAAACCCTGTAGAAGCACCAGCAAGAGTTACTGTACCTGTTCCAGTCGTAGAAGTAGTTTCTTTAACTCTATCTTTAACGACTAATGCCATTGTTTATCCTTATGCTAATGTAACTGTGAGGTTACCTGTTTCAATCTTGAATATATCACCAGAGTCGATTGTTTTAGATGTATCTAAAGGTGTATGGAATAATAAGTTTCCAGCAGTAGAAGCATCATGTACACCTATGTGCGTAACTGTACCCCATCCTGCGGTTGCTGTAGGGAATGTGATGTCAGCACTGTTTTGAGTAACACCATTAGATGGTGCATCAAAAGTTGCAGATGTTCTTGCGTATGAACCACCTGATACTTCTGTACCTGAATCTGCATCTGTTGGGTCTGTTGTGTAAAGTGATACATACACTGTTGCTGGTGATGTATATGTTGTGTTTCTTAAAGTAGCATTAATTAATGCGTTCTCTAAAAAGTTACTAAATTCTGCCATAATAGTTCCTTATGAAGTTGTTACGTTTAATGTTGCACTAGAGAATGTTGCACCTTTATCGTTTTCTCTAATATTTGCGATTGCTCTATCATATAAGCTAGACCATACTGCTAATCTTTCATCATTCATCAAATATGGCTCTGATTCTGCTAGAGTTGCATAGAGTAAAGCATCAGGGAAATATGCTAGATAGACATTACTTGCTGTTGATGCACTAATAAAGTCAGGTTTAGCATAATAAAGTATTTGTACTGTTTGCGTTCCATCAGGAACTGGTGCAAATTGAAATTCAGCACCTAACATTGTAAAATATTCAGGCACTCCTGATGTATGTGTTTTTTTATTTCTAAAAAACTTATCAGGTGTTTGAAACTCTAATGTATACACAGGTGTTCCTTGTATATGTATTTCTCTTAACTCTAAAAAGTCAGCAGGAAATGCTATATTTTTATCACCTGCAACTGTTGATGCTGTTGCTACTTTTAACATTTCTTGCACTCGCAAATCTCTTGAGAGTCTTTCTTGAGCAAGTTCGATAAAGTCAGGTATAACAGTTCCTAAATCTGACCTCGCAAGATATTTCTCTACTGTAGACACGAATGCCGTATAGTTAGTAAATGCCATTTAAATTCCTTATTTGCTTTTGACGAATACAATATAACCATTATCCATAGCAACTTCTCTAACCATTTCAAATCTTTCTTTGATTTTAGGTTGCCACCATGTATAAGGTTGTTGTATCAGATGAGCATTTCTGCCATCTGGAAGTGTTTTTAATGCTGCTCCAGTGTGGATTGTGAATAATCCATATTTTAATACTACTCTTTTTAAATCATCAAGTACATTATCAAGTAACTCTGGTTCAATGTGTTCTAGAACGTCTATGCAAGTTACAAATTCGCATGATTCAGGTGATTCTGAGTAAAGTGGATTACTAGGTTCGTATGCAGTATAGTTGACTTGCGACTTAATACTATCTCTTAGTCTTAATTTACCAGCACCATAATCTAATAAGTCTTTTATCTTAAACTGTGTAATGATATCGTCTACAATCGGTGCAAAATAAGTTGATGCGATTCCATAATTAGGATTCTCATGCAACTTTGTTTGCATTTCCCTATATTCTTCAGATATTAACTGACTCAATGACTTCTTTCCATGTTTTGTTATCTTGATACTTGAGTGTCATGCTACGATACCAAGGCATACTCGGTTGAGCATATCTCCATTGATGCCATTTTGGTACTAAACAGATAGTTTTAACACCTAATGCTGCTGCACAATGTAATGCTGTTGTATTGACACCAATTACTGCATCAAGTTCAGCTATTAATGCTGCTGTATCATCATAGTCATTAGACATAGTCGCAAATGGAAAGTATTTTACTCCATCTATATGTTTATCTTTATAATCTAATGATACTAATACGATATCATCTCTATCTAATAAAGGTTTTAAATCTTCTGCTGTTAATTCACGACCTTTTTCATTCGTTCTTTTATTTCCACCATGAGTTGTGATACCAATAACCTTTTTACCATAACTATCAAATAATGCTCTCCACATCATTCTTCGTTCTTCATCTGCTATTAAATATGGTTTTCTAGGAAAGTCTTTATTGTCGTGTCTAAAGAACTCCGGTAATCCACCAATTCCACATCTATGGTCTATTTGAGCATTTTCTAACCAATTAATGTTTTCTGATTGTCTAGTTCCATGCACTTCTGCTAATGGAAAACTACGTCTAAATAATCCTTCTAATTTTAGGTCGCAATCTATGTAAACTTTTTTACTCACAGCGATTGCATCAGGAATACATTCTGCATAAAAGATTTCATCGCCAAGACCTTGTTCACCATATATGACTATATTTTTATATGCTTCGCCATTCCATCTTGACTCGTCTTTATAATGCCATTCTTTTCTAAACTTACTTCCGAGAGATTCTCCCCAATGCTTCCAGCCATCTTTCCATTTACCTTGTGCTAAATAAGCATGAGCCAAATTCATTTGTGCATTTTTATCATTTGAATCAGCTTCTAATGCTAATTTACATACATCTTCTGCATTTTTCCATTCAGACATTTGAATGAAACTTGCTGCTGCATTACTATAAGCTAATGCGTAGTTTGGGTCTATCTCTGCTGATTTTAAAAAATATTGTATCGCATCTTCAAAGTTATCCATCTCATGACAAGCACGACCGAGTGATGTCCATAATGCTTTATTACTTGGACTCTCTTGTAATGCACGTCTAAAGTATTGATAAGCTAATGCCGGTTGTTCACCCATTAAATGAATGTAACCCATAAAATTTAATGTAGCATCATCATTTGGGTAATATTCTAATGCTGCGTTAATTAATGGCAACGCTGAGCCGTAATCTTCTTTATTGATTAAATCATGTATTGCTAATTGAACTCTTTGTAGTTCTTTTTTATCCATGTTTTTTAGTTGTTGTTTTTAACCAAGGATAATTTGTATTTATTTCTTTGAGTAATTCTTTTGTTTGGTCTTTATTATAAATGTCTATGCCTTTTTCTTTCAGTTTCATTTCGATAACCGGAGGAATACTAGCATAGTGTACCCATGATTCTTTAACACCTTTTGCCCATGTTTCAGGGTTATTTCTTGCTTCTTTTAACTTTTCAATTAATGGTGAAAAGTCTTGCACATTATGTATCATATGCAAATCTTTAGATGGGTCGTAATCGTAATATTGAGTTACGCCTGTTAATGGGTCTTTATCAAATAATATAGCCATAATAAAAATAGAGGGATATTTCTATCCCCCTATTATAACATCAATGTTGATTAAGCACCAACACCTTGAACTTTAGCATGAGCATCAGGGTTATTAACCACTAATGTGTATTCTGCTGTCATCAAGTATTTAGTAGAGTCACCAGTTTTAGCTAGTTCTTCTTTTGTGATTGGACGTAAGTTAGCTACACCAACGTATTGTGGGTCTAAACATAACACAGCGTTATCACGCATGAATCTGTCTAATTTAACTGTGTGATTACCATAATCAGAAACATAAACGTCAGCTGCTGCAGTAATGATAGCTTCTGAAGTACCATTGACCATGTGACGTTTTTCAGCGATACCAGCAAATGCTGAGAATAGCTTTTTGTTTTTAGATGACATAAGGATAGTTGTTGGTTCACCACCATCAATCCATGCTGCCTCTAATGCTGATTTTAAATCTG